AATCTTTATATTTATTCTAATTTTAATTTACAAAATTTAAAGAAAGGAGGTTACTTAAATTGTTTATAAGTAACGAAGCTAATTTATCTAGGTATTTCAGTTTACCTAATCCCGGATTAGAGTCCTATTTAGACAAGACTCGAAGGGGTAATTCTGAAGAGTACCGTACTACTTTTGCTAAAGGCAAGAAAGTACAGGAAGTTCTAAAAGAGTGGAAGGGCACACTTGACTCAATCGAGAAGGAGTGGCCTACTTTATTAGAATTTGAAAACGACCTCGCTAAGAAGGTCGGTCCAATGTCAATTCAGAAACCTTTAAAGGATAGAATGAAAGACATTGAATCTTACTATGAATCAATTCTCCTTGATTCAAAACCAATCTCTAAATCTGCAGAAGCGGCAGTTTTAAGAGAATGGGTGCAAGTTAAGCGGCTTGCAACCAAGGACCCAAAAGCAAGTAGTTGAAAGAATGAAGAAATCAACTTCTTCTGGCAGTCCATTCTTTACAAAACGTAGAGTAGTCACAGACAAAACAATGCCATGTTCATTGGAAATTCAAGGTAAAGAGATAATTCAACATCTCCCAATGCATGACTATATGTCTTGTGCCATTTTAGGATGGAGAGGTCAAGAAGGTGGTCCCCTTGACTCAGATGTGAAACAAAGAGTAATTTTCATGTTTCCCTACTCTGTAAACATCTGTGAACTACAGGTCTATCAACCAGGTATTGAACTTGCTCAAAGATATAACCTGGTCCCTGCTTGGGTTAGCATGGAATCTGTTGATGAGAGAATTACCAAACTCTTTGATACAAAGAGCCCTAAAGATTTGATAGTCTGTACCGACTTTTCAAAATTTGACCAACATTTTAATGAGAAAATGCAAGAATGCGCAAAGAGTATCATTTCTCAGATTTTAAATAGTAGTACTGAGAGCCGTAGTTGGTTAAATGACACATTCCCCGTAAAATTCATGATTCCTCTAGTTATTTCAAATCACGAAATAATTTATGGTAAGCATGGAATGGGTTCCGGTAGCGGCGGAACTAATTTTGATGAAACGTTAGTTCATCGAGCATTGCAGTATGAAGCTGCACAATCCGTTCATCAACAATTAAACCCAAATTCACAATGTCTTGGAGATGATGGAATACTATCATATCCAGGAATTAAAGTGGAAGATGTAATGCGCGCATATACAAGCCACGGTCAAGAGATGAACATTGACAAACAATATGCTAGCACACAAGACTGCACATATTTAAGAAGGTGGCATCATAATAGCTATAGAATAAACGGCATATGTGTAGGTGTTTATTCAACTTATAGAGCTTTAGGTAGGTTGTGTGAACAAGAACGCTTCTATGACCCTGAAATATGGGGTCCAAAGATGGTAGCTCTACGACAATTATCAATTATTGAGAATTGTAAGTACCACCCTCTCAGAGAGCAATTCGCTGAGTTTTGCATGAAAAGGGATAAATACAGATTAGGGATTGATATCCCAGGATTTCTTGATAATATTGAACAATATGCTCAAGAATCTATCGAAGTCATGCCCGATTTCCTTGGCTATACAAAGTCATTTAATAAAGATGACAAAGCATATGGTATAGCTAATTGGTGGATAGTTCAATATCTTAAATCGAAAGCTTAATTCGAGATGGTGCAGTAAACCATTGTCCTTT